ATTTCATTCAATGCTTGCTTTTTTATTTCTCTGATATCCTCACTCATTAGGGGAATCTCTGGAACATTTATTGTGTTTATTAAGTGTTGATATTTTGACAAACTAGAAACACATTTATTGAACAAATAAGTGGTGTATAATTGCTCCATTGCACCAGCAAATGAACTAAGATAGTTAAACATGCCCATCATGAAGGGTGCTGGTTGATCTACAAGAACCAATGTTTTATTTATTTCTTCTTTAACTAATTTCTCTTCAAATTTTTCTTCATTTGGCTTTGGCAAGTAAGGGAGTTCTTTATGGTATTTTGAATAAATATAATTTGATATTTCTTGAAGTTTTTCTGACCCAAAAACTGTGGCAGTTGAATCAATATCAGCATTCATGGCAAAATGAAGTTGTAGTGCCATTTTCTTTCTAACTACTTGATACATTGTGTTCATGAATATTGTAGAAAATTCAGGTAGTAGATTTTTCAATATTTCGTTCATTTGCACAACATATTTTTCACAATTCATCTTTTCACCCCATTTTGAATGATCCTCTGTTGAATTCCCAACCAATAGTTCTTTCCCTCTCTTAAAACTTGTCTCATGCATTTCTCTTATTATCATTTCTGGTCTAAAGTTGCTTGGAACGCTAATGACTTCATTTGGTAGGTGTCTGCATAAAATACCCATAACATCTTCAACCACTTTTTGTTGTATTCTGGATTCAAATGCCATCACCCATAATTCTCTACTACCTGCCCATTGTAATTTGAATGCCAAGACCATGATAAACCCCCATCTTATCTTGTTATCTTTAATCATGCCTTCAGAGTCAACACAGTTGAATAAGTCAGTGCATTCTTCTAGATATGTTTTATTGTCTTCACTCAATGAAATAAATTTAAACAAATTTTCTTCATTTGTCAGACCCTCACCTAAAACCACCAGTTTTCTTTTATTTCTTTCAAACTTCAATTTAAGACTATCCAAATCCACTTGTGACTTGTTTATTCTGTCCAACCATTGTTTCATGACTATGTTATAACCTAAATTGCCTTTGTTGATGCATTCAAATGATCTCATTCCTCTGTTTTTAATTATCCCTTCAATATTTGTATCCAAAATTTTACCGATTTCTTTATTCACATCATTGTAACAGTTTTTGCTTCTCATTATTGAGTCGGCAAAGCATGCAATAGATCTTGAAAATGTGTAGCTGTAATACAATTGGTCCTTTTGACAGACATCTGTCAACAAAGTTATATCAGTCTCCTTACAACGCAATTCACCCAAACCGACATGGTCATCATGACTGGTTACTTTCTTGTAGGCTTTGTGATTGTTAGCAGCAGTTTTTGCGGCTATATTCATTTCACTTTCTCTCGTTACAGGTGCTTTTGTCATGCATCTAGAGCAGTATTCCATTAATGACAAATTGTCAGGGTTGCTTATAATGCCACTTGTGAAAATACATGCAATTTTTGACTGATTTTTTATCAACAATTCAGC